GGTTATCCTCTTAATGTAGGTAGTTTAGATAAGAGTAGAAAACCATCGTGGACTAGACAAGAAATTAAAGAAGGTAAAAAAGGTAATGCACCTATGCCAGATTTAAGTACATATAAACCAGGATCATACCACGACTATGATGTAGGCGGAGATAAACCACCTCGTTGGGAATATCAACCACCAAATAAATTAGCAGGTAAATAATGATAGATTATATTTTAAAAAACGGTATATCACAACATTGGAATTTCTTTCCACAAGAAAAGTATCAAAAAATAGAAAGAGATTTAAAAGAATTAGATTATAAGGCAACTTATCAACCATCTACAAACACTTATGGTAATAGATTACAAGCGTTTCCTTGTTATGAAAATTATTACTATGAAGAAAATGCTTATATGAAAAGTAGATTAGAAGATTTACTAAAAACAAAAATTACTGAATTTAAATCTCTTGCTAGAAAAACGGTATTAGATGAAATAAGAGTATCACCACAAAATTTTGGTAAGTACGGTTTAATACATAGAGATACTACCTATAAAGCTTCAGTATCTAATGCTGGTCAAGCAGGTGGTCAACAACTAACAGATAGACCTATGATAGCAGGAATGATGTATTTTGACCAGGCATATAATGGAGGAACAGCATTTTTCTTTAATCAAATGGAGAAAGTGCCAGACATTTATGTAAGTGCAGTACCAAATAGATTAGTCTTATATAGTGGTGGTATATATCACGCACCTTGTTTTGATTATACCTTTAAAGAAAGATTGACATTATCTTTATTTTTTAAAGTAGAAGGTATGAAGTGATAAGAGTTTTTATAGGATACGATAACAATGAAAAGGTAGCATTTAGTACATTAAGTCATAGTTTACTAAAACACTCAACACAACCTATTGCTATTACACCTATAAGATTAGAAAATATAAAAGATATTTTTGTTAGAGAAAGATTAAAAATACAATCAACAGAATTTGCATTTAGTAGATTTCTCGTACCTTATCTTTGCAACTATTCAGGACACGCAATCTTTATGGATTGTGATATGTTAGCAAGAGCAGATATATCTGAATTATGGAGACAAAGAACTACAAAGTATGCTGTTCAATGTGTACAACACGATTATACACCTAACAGCACGATTAAATTTTTAAATCAACCTCAAACACCATACCCTAAAAAGAATTGGTCAAGTATGATGTTATTTAATAATGCAAAATGCACAGCACTTACACCTGATTATGTTAATAGTGCTACAGGATTAGAACTTCATCAATACAAATGGTTAGAGAATGAAGAACTAATAGGAAAGATAGACGAAAAATGGAACTGGTTAGTAGGAGAGTATGAATATAATCCTAATGCTAAATTAGTACACTATACCGAAGGTGGACCATACTTTAAAAATTATAAGAATTGTGATTATGCCGAAGAATGGTTTGACACATTTAAAGAAACAACAAGAACGGATATGTAATGGATAATTTATACGAAATATATATTGAACAGGCAAAGTTAATGCACCAAAATCCAAAATATTGGAAAGGGCATATGATAAAAAAATATATGCCACAAATAGAAGAAGTAATTAAAGAACATAATATTGATACCAATTCAATACTAGATTATGGTTGTGGAAAAGCACAACATCATCCTGAAAACTGGAACGCTTACAAATATGATCCAGCATTTCCAAAATATGAAAAGAAACCAGAGGCAGGTCGCAAGTTTGATTTAGTAATTTGTATTGATGTATTAGAACATATACCACAAGCAGATTTACCTAGAATAATAAAAGAGATATTTGATTATTCAGGTAAGTATGTATTTGCTACAGCGGCAACAAGTAAGGCAGGTAAGACTTTACCTAATGGTATGAATGCTCACGCAACGGTACAACCTGAAGAATGGTGGAAAGAATTATTTAAACCATATGAAGGAAGATTTACTTTAGATTTTACAACTAAAAAAACAAAAAGAAATAGTAGTGATATATACAATTTATAATTATGAAAACTATTGCCGTCTATGCTAATACCTGTGCTTTAGGTTCTTATAAAGAACTATGGCCGAAAGCATTTTATAGAGGTCTACTAAAACATAGAGAATGGCAATCAACTTATGTAACAGATAAAAAATTAACCGACGCTGAATATGCTTGGTGTTTTTCATATCAAGTAAAAGGTGATGTTAAACAAAGTGATAATAGTCATAGAAGACAGATAATTGACAAATACGAACCTACAGGTAAAATATTTTATTTAGATTCAGATATACTAATTTCATATGATGGTTTTGAACTAGACAAAGAAAAAATAAAATTGATGACTTTGCAAAATAAAAGATGGACAAGATTACCTTATAGTAACATATACGCTAACAAAGGTGCCAAATATTTTGAAAATCAATTTATGGATCAAGCAGTAAGTCGTTGGGAAAAAATAAAACAAGCAAAGAAAATTGTTGTTAAACCTTATGATGGTAAAGGTGATTATATATTAATTACTTGTAATAGAGGAACAGAAGGTTATTCAGCAGAAAAGAAAAATGCAACTGAATATGCTATAGAAACAATAGAAGAAATAAGACAATATTCAAAACGACCTATCATTGTTAGATTTCATAGAGTAATTTCAGACACACAAGAACAAGACTTTAAAGTATTATCAAAATACATAGAAGATAAACAAGACATAACTATTCAATCAAAAGCAAATAATAATTATCCAGACATTATACCTGTGATTAAGAATGCTTATGCTGTATGTACTTGGTCATCATCTTCAGCGGCACCAGCAATTTGTGAAGGTAAACCTTTGTATGTAAAATCTAAAAATTGTTTCTTCTACGATATGAATAGTGGAGATATAAAAGATATAGAGGATCCTAAAATAAAAGATAATAGACACAAGTGGTTTCTTTATTATGCTGCCACTCATCATAGTTTACAAGATTTATCTTGTTATTTTGACAATGTGAAAGATTTAATATGATAGTTTGTACTGATAGAGTTAGAGAAAAAGAAGATAAATTTTTAGATACAATCTATAAATCAAATCCTAAATATGAATATGTTAAAAGTGATACAATAGATATATCAAATAAATCTCCTCGTGTCTTTAGAGGTATAACTCGTTTGCCAACTATTAAACAATGTGTAGATAATAATATAGATTTTTATTATATTGATACAGGATATATGGGTTGTTATCCTGTAAAGAAATGGCAAAGATTTACTAAAAACAATCTTCAAGTAAGAGATCATTTAAACTATAAACAATTAGATTTCTTAACAGATGTAAAAGTATTAAAGAAAAGATTTAAAGATATTACAAATATAGATTATGATAATTATAAACCTAAAAGACCAGTAGAAGGCGAGAGTATATTAATCATTCCACCATCATTGAATACTATAAGAGGTTTAAAAGTTATGAAACATATGGACTTTGACCAAGAACATTATATAAATTTTATTTCAAAAGAAATAAGAAAATATACAGATAAAAAAATTATAGTAAGACAAAAACCTAATAGAAAAGAAAGAACTCTAAATGGCAAAACTTTATCAAGTCAACTAAAAAAAGATAAAGTACATTGTCTAGTAGCATATAATAGTATCGCTGCCTTTGAGGCAATACAAGAAGGTTATCCAGCAATAACACTAGGTCCTAATTGTGCTAATTTTTTAGCAAAAACCGAATTAAATGATATAGAGAAACCTTATTTTGCAGATGATGATAAGATAAGAGAACATAGTTTATATCTATCAGCGTGTCAGTTTAATATAGAAGAATTTAGAAATGGATATGCAATGAAACAAGTAGAACAATTGCAACATCATCCAACTTTTATGACATATAAAAAGGTTATAATATGAAATATGTAAAGGGTTGGTATCTACCAGATTCAGATACACACTTTGAAAATTATATTGAAAATGGTGGTTATCAAACTATTCATAGAGAAACAATATTAAAGTATATTAAAATGAAGAAACCTGAATTAAAAAATTGTATTGATATAGGTTCACATATAGGTTTCTGGTCAAAAGATTTTACTAATATATTTAAACATACATATGCTTTTGATCCTATACCACAAGTTAGAGAATGTTATGTAAAGAATATTACAAACGAGAACTATACATTATATCCTTATGCTTTAGGTAGAGAAGAAAGTAAAAAGATGTTTTTATATAGTCCTAGTGAAACAGGTAACACACACGCCAACGATAAAGGTAATTTAGAAGTAACGATTAAAACATTAGATAGTTTTGCTTTAGATAATATAGATTATATAAAGATAGACGCTGAAGGATATGAGATAGAGGCATTGATAGGTGCTAAAAAACTTATAGAGAAATGTAAACCTTTTATACATATTGAAGCAAAGAATAAAGTAATGATAAAACAAAACATAACTATGAAAGATATTAATGATTACTTTGAAAGTATTAACTATGAACAAGTATTATCTGTTAAGTCAGAATTACTTTATGCACCAAAATGATTATAACACATAAAATAAAATGGGATAAATGTTTATCAAACCAGATATGGCCAGCAATAGAAAAAGGTTGGAAAGACGAAGACAAACCTATACATTTCTTTTGGGGTTTAGCAGGTAATAATATTGCTGAAATAAAAGAGTGTATTGAAAATAAACACGAATATTATTTTGTAGATACTGGTTATATATCTAGTCAGATTACAAGATATCCTGAACCTAAAATACTAGATGAAAAGAAAACATACTTTAGAATTTGTAAAGGTAGTTTTCATACAAATATAGGTAAAGTAAATACACCCGCTAGATTAGAAATATTAAGAAAAAAATTAGGCACAGATGCTGAATTTAAAGGTTGGCGTGCTGACGATAGAGGTAAACATATATTATTATGTCCATCATCACCTACGGTTACCTATCAAATGAACGGCATAACACAAGACGAATGGGTAGAAGTAGCAAAACGAGAGATTAAAAAATATACAGATAGAGAGATTAGATTTAGAAATAAACCTAGACCAGGTAATGAATGGTGGAATAAAGATATTAAAGAAGACTTAAAAGATTGCCACGCATTAGTAACCAATTATAGTTTATCTGCTTTTGACGCTTTGCTTAATTATATACCTGTATTTGCAGAAGCAAATAGTGTAATGGGTCCTGTAACTAGTAGAGATATAAAAAAAATTGAAAAACCATTAAAACCAGGTAGAAAGACTATGGAAGAATGGTTAAAGTTTGTTGCAGAAAATCAATTTACTTTAAAAGAAATGGCAGACGGTACAGCATATGAAACATTAAAATATCAAAACGAAGAATAATGAAGAATGTAGTTTGTTTATATTGGGGAAACAAATACAAAGTAGAGTATGTAAAGATACTTTACAATATGGTACAAAGACATTTAACCGTACCTCATAAGTTTATCATTTATACTGAACACACTAAAATGCAAAAATTAGTGAAAGGTGATAATGTAGAAGTAAGAAAAATACCATTCCACGACTATCAAGGTTGGTGGAATAAACTAACATTGTTTAGTCCTGAAGCAAATCTAAAAGGTGATAGTTTATACTTTGATTTAGATGTTGTTATTACAGACAATATAGATAGTTTCTTTACATTTGAGAAAGATAGTAAGGTTGTATTGATGAGAGATTTTAATCCAACTACAAAAGGTTACAATTCAAGTATAATGAGATTTAATAATGAAACAATGACACCTTATGTATGGAAACCATATCTAAAAGATAAGAAAAGATTTAATAGAATGCAAGGTGACCAAAATGTAATAACTGATTGCTTAAAACAAGTACCAGATAAATTTAAGATATATCCTGACGAGTGGACTTTTAGTGCTAAATGGTATGACAGGTCTAATCCTAGATTTAAAAGAAGTCAATGGAACTTTAAACAATATCCAGGTGCTAAAGTCGCAGTATTTCACGGTAAACCTGATCCACTTCAACTCGTAAACCCACATCCACACGAATCATACGATATGGATACCATTGCTTGGGTGAAAAAACATTGGAAATAAAGGGTGTTCTCCTTTTGTTCTCCTATTTAATTCAAAAAATCGCATAAAATAAGGGTTTTTAGTGCTTGACTTTAGGGTCTATTTCCTATAATATAAGAGTATATGAAAAACAATACTAACACAAACAAAGAGGTAAAACACTATGGGTAAATTTAAAAACTATATCTATTCAAACGCAGAAACACAAGTTGATAATATATCAGACGACTATGCTAAAGGTAAAATTAAATTAGATGTCGCAGTTGATAAAATCAAAAATGTTGACAATTTTGAAATGATTGTTGAAGAACATAATATTGAAGATGGTCTTTTTTACGCAAAAGAAGACTATTGGAAAAAGGCAAATGCTGAAGGGAGATCGCAGTAATGAACAATAAATTAGACCAAAAGAAATTTGACGATATTTACTTTGAAGGTAAACCTATGTATGATAAAGTTAATGGTGGTACTTTCAATGTGGTCTATTTAAGAGAGTACATTGATCCTGAATGTGAAAGTGAAACTTTTGCTGCTTATGAAACTATTTACAGAAATGTACCTAATAAGTACCTTGAAAAATTTAATAACGAAAAAATGAAAATGAAGATGTTAAAACATTGTGATTGGAACTACAAAGATAGTGCTACTAATTTTACTAATGTTTCTAACATAGAAATTAAAACAGAAAAAGAATATTATACTTCTTACTTTGATGTATTCGGTGATACTTGCGATAGTGAGAAAGACAAAAAAAGAATGTGGACCGATTATGGTCAATGTTGGGATAGACAATCTTTGAGAAAAGATTTTAATCCTGATTTAACTAAATCAAAAGTTTTACATTATAACAATAAAGAGGTACACTAGTGAAATATAAAGAAGATCAAATATTAGATGAAATAAAAAAGTATATTGAATCAACCTATACTGAACATTATAGTACAACCGAAGATGGTTTCCAAGTACAAGATATGTTAAGACATTTAGGTATTGATAAAGATTTCTGCCAGGCAAATGCAATTAAATATCTTGCTAGATACGGTAAGAAAAACGGTAAGAATAGAAAAGATTTATTAAAGGCAGTCCACTATGTAATATTATTAATGAGTAGTGAAGATGAAGAATTAATTAAACAACAAACAGATCCATCCCACAACCAATGGGGTGTGAACGGTGAACCAAAAGGGAGGACACAATAATGGCAAATAAAATAGGAACAGATATTATGTATTTCAAAGATGATGTAGGTAAAAACCTATACAGAAAGAAAACATATTATACACTTGTTGTTGAACAAGATGTATTAGCAAATGATAAAGACGAGGCAGATAAATTGTTTTTAGATCACGGTGGTTTAGACCATAGTAAGATTGGTAAAGATATATCTCAAACAGGTGATGGTGTTGAAACTTTTTATGTTGACGCTAATTATACTGATTCAGATACAACAAGATATGTAGGTAAAATTAAATATGATACTGATACTTACAATCAATCACTAGAAGACGCAATTGAAAATGGTGATATTGAAATTGACACTTGGGCAGATGAAAACGAACCTCATCAATTAACTAAAATTAAATTAGTTGAACCTATGACTAAAGAAGAAGAAGATAAGAATGCTAATGTTGTTAGAGATAAAGACGGCAATGCTATTGCAGTAGAATCAATGTATGGTACTAAAGAAGAATCAGATGTTGATGTTGCTTTAAACTTACAGGCAGATTCAGAAAGAGGCAAGTAATGGCAATATCAGATTACTCATCACACGACTGGAGAAAACATACTGATAGCGCAGTTGTAGTTGATAAGAATAAGGCAATGCTTAAAGTCAATGAGTGTAAAGTATATTTTACGGATCCTAAAGACCTAAAAGATTATGAGGTTGATCTATCCAGATTAATAAGAGTTTTTGTAAACAATATTACAGATCATAGAAGGAGTGTAAAATAATGGCAATAGAAATGTTTTTATTATGCCTTTTAATACTAATGGGTGCAACCGCAGTATTATATTCAGTAGAGGTATATGCTTATGTTTGCCTAGTATTAGGGTCAATAATGAGATCAATTAAGAACTTTATAGATACAACTTTAGGTAGAAAATAATGTGTGATGTACTTACTATGGAAGACCTGAATCGTCAATCCTCGGTCATCCTCGGACGATTAAATATGCAAAAATCGTTGAATTTACTCATTTTTTCTACGCTTGACAAAAAATACGAATTATGTTAATATTAAACAATAACCAAGGAGAAATATAATATATGTCATTTAAATACGATAAAACCAATTTATTCAAAGAGTTTGAAGTTGCAAAAAACAAAGACATTGCTCTTTCAAAACTAGATACGCTAGAAGAAAAAGAGAATGATGTTTACAAGAATAGAATACAATTCTTTAAAGACCACATTGAACTAAAGAAAACAAATCCATCATACTATTCAGATTTAGATATTAATTTTGATAGTTTGCTTAGTGTTTATTTAACACCAAGTCCAAGAGATACCTTTTATCAACAAGTATTCGGTATGTCATATGCTGCTAAAAGAGCAGAATCAATACCACAATCAGTTAATGACTAAAAAAATCAAAGAGAAATATAAAAGTATTATGAGACCGTCTTTTCTAAAGACACTTAAAGGATTCAAATTTCCTGACTTGACTTTAGACATAAACGGTCTTAAAAGAAATTCTATACCTACGAGTGATAGAATCCCAGGCGCTTGTGTAAAGAGAACTTTACCAAAAGTACAATTGCCTGCTGGTAAAACTATCGGTATCGCTTACAACAAAGGTAATTATCAAGTTGTTGACGCTACCGACTTTAAATCAATGGGAAGGAAAGTATGAAGAAAATACTATTTGTTTTATTTCTTGCTGCTTGTTTTACTTTTCAGCATTATGCTGAATCGTTAGCAGATGAGAAGAAAACTATAACTCCAAAGGAGTTTGCTACAACGATAAGTGAAGTACCTAATAAATTAGGTAACTTTATTTCAAATGAGGTAGATAAGACAAAAGAATACCAAAAGAAAAGTTGGGCAGAAATGAAGACAAAATGGCCGTTTACAATGTTTAAGGGTAAAGAATAATGCCTGGTGATTTTGTGTGTACAAGTGCCAATGATGGCACACATTATTTCAGACCTATTTCTGCTAGAGCACAAACGCTTTGGCAGGAAAAAGGTTTTAATAATTATGTAATTGATAATAACGAAGACTATTATATTGTTAAGAGTGTTAATAGTCAGAAAATTTGTGATGAGATTAGAAAAAATAATATGGATTTTACTAGTTAGTTTATCGCTAACTAATTGTGCTAATATAAACAGATCCGAAGTAGGTGCTGTTTTAGGTACAACTACAACTACTGCTAGTTGCGTTCATATGGGTGTAACTGATCCTTATTTAATTGCTGGTTGTGCTGTAACTGGTGCATTTGCTGGCGCTGAGATTATGTACAATTCAGATTATGATGTACACAATGCTGTATTTGTAGATCATTTAAACAATGGTCCTAGTACACAAAGTTATACGAACTGGTATAATCAAAAGACAGGTAATTCAGGTGTAATAAAAGTTACGAGATCATACCTTGAAGGTCCTATAAAATGTAAAGACTATGACGCTACTATTGATATAGCAAATCAATGGCCGTTAATCGGTATAGGTGGTGTGAATAGAAAAGTTGTGTTTGGTACTGCTTGTCAAAGACCAGACGGAAAGTGGTTTGAAAAACAATGAGAAAATTAATTTTACTTATAACATTATTGTTTGTAACATCTATTATAGTAAATTATGCTTATGCTTGTGTTGATTGTGATTTAAACAAGAAGGCATTTGAAAAAAATGCTAAAGTAATTTCAGTAGAAGGTGATATTGATACAATTAATTATGATAAAGTTACCGAGATATTAGAGAAATTAGAGAAGGCAGATAATTCTGTTTATTATGATAAGATTAAAACAATAGAACCTAAAAAAGTTGATGGTCAGTATTGCTATGTTAAAGTTATTATTAAACAAAAAGGCGATACTATTGTTAAAGAAGAAATTTTGGAGTGTGCCGATGGTAGAAAAAAGTTTGATGGTCCTAGTTATTGGGAACTATTTGCTCAATTCTATTACCGAGATATTAATACTCCAGAATATTGCCGATATTATACTCGGCCAAAACACGCTTTTAAGTCGTTCGGAAAAGTGTGTATGAACAAGGACGGTGAATGGGAGGTAGAATGATTAAAAATTTAATCATAATCGGACTCTTTGCCATTGTGTTTACTCAAACCGACATTGGTATAGTTGATATATTTAACTATGTTGAAGTGGCGCTTGACAAACTACAAGAAATGGTATATACTATGAAAAGGAGTGTGTAAAATAAGATGATGAAACAAATGAAGATATTATCAGTTTTAGTTATGTCAGTAATGCTGACTAATTGTGCTGGTAATTATAAGATAAAGAAAGAGTCAGGCAACAAAGTTGTTGATAGTGTACCAAAGTGGTATATGGCTGACATAAACGAGTCGAAGGCGTGTGATAAGAAAATCTTTGGTAAAGACAAAGATAAAGTTTGTATCTACGGTGTAGGTACTGCTGTGTCTCCAGACTTGAACCTTGCAATAGAGAAGGCAAAAATGATCGCTAAGGCGGAACTTGCCGACATTATTAAAGGTGAAATGAACAAACAATCAAAACAATTTATTACTGAACTTGGTAAAACAGAAACCAAGACAATAGTAAGTGAAGTTGAGTCTGTTCTAGTCAATGTAATTAAGGATACTAAAGTTAGAGGATATGAAATCTTTGAACAAGATGTAACCTTAACAAAGAATAACTATTATCGTGCTTGGATAGGGTTAAGACTTCCAATGGGTGAGTTTAACAAAATGTATAACTTCACTATTGAAGAAGCCGTTGACGCCTATAATTTAAAAGAAAAGGCAAATATCGCCTACGAGAACTTAATAGGTAGTGAAAATGCAGATAACAATTTATAGTAAAAATAATTGTGTATATTGTACCAAGGCCAAGAACTTGGTAAAAAACCTTGGCCTTGACTACACGGAAAAAAAATTAGAAGAATTTGAGTCTGTTGAGAAGATGTTAGAAGACATAGGTAAACAGGTTAGGCAAATGCCACAAATCAAAATAGATGATGAATTAATCGGTGGATATAATCAACTTGTAGAACACTTTGAAAAACAAGGGAAAGTTAATTTCAAAGGTGAAGTTAAGTAAATTAATGGCAGACGATAAGATTATACAATTTCCTAAAAATAGGATTGTTAACGATAGAACTAGAGAACTTGACGCTCA